CCTGAAACAGATAAGTTACCTGCAATAGTAACATTTGCACCACTTAATGTTATAGCATTACTACCACCATTAGCAATCGTACTTGTTGTTAGTGTAGTAATTGTTTGTGAAGTTGCTGTTCCCCCAACAACACCATTAATTGTTGGAGCAGTTAAAGTTTTATTTGTGAGTGTTGAAGATGTTCCAGAAACAAAAGTATCTATCTGTGAAGCATTAAGTTTCTTTTCTGTACCACCATCTGATACTACAAATTTATCTGTAGCAGCTAAAGTAATTCCTGTACCATCAGAATATGAATCAATGTCTAATCCTAATTCTGCATTAACATAGTCTGATATTTGAGTTGCGGTTACAAACTTTTCTGTACCACCATCTGATATAGCAAACTTATCAGTATCAGCAATTGTTATACTTGACCCATCGGTCATTCCGTCAATATTTAAAACTGCTTCTACACTACCAAATTCTAATGCACTCGCACCTGAATTAACTTTTAATACTTGACCAGCAGAACCTATTGATAATGAAGCCCCAAGACCACCATGTGTTAGTCCTACTGTATCGCCTGTCTGAAACTCAGAAAGACCTGTTGCAGTACCAGCGTCATTAAATACTGCTCTAATTGGTGTTTTATTTGCCATTATTTATTCCTAAAATTGAAAAATGGTAGTGTCACTATCAGCTAGTGCGTTCCCATTTGCCAATGTAAATGTTTTTGTTCCTGTAAACGTTGTTCGAGTATCAATCGAAGCGTTAAACTCAAAGTCTGTATTCTTCGTATCTAGTCCTGCTGAAGCAGTAAAAAAAGGTATTACCCTGGTAGGTTGTCCCCCAGCTGCACCAGTACCAGTAGCCAAAATTGCTAATTCGTTATCACCTGATTTTGTGCCTGCAGGTAATGTTGCACCTGTTGCTGATATTGCAATTGCACCTGTACCATCAGAACTTATTGTTGCACCTGCAAGGTCAATTGTATCACCAGCAAGAAATAAATCATTAAATCTTTTTGTTGAACTACCTAAATTTCTTAAATTAGTTACGTCTGGTACAATGTCTTGGTCAATTCTACTTAAATCTACTGGTGCCCCAAAAGTACCATCTTGTAAATCTAAACCGTCACCAGCATTTGAACCACTTGAATCTGTGCCATCTAAAATTACTCTATCACCAGCATTTGAACCACTTGAGTCTGTAGCATTTAAAACTAAATCTTCAGTTTCTAAAACTGTACCTACAAACTTATTAGTTGCTGAGTCAAATTGTAAAACTCTTTTATCTACGAGAGCAGTATCAGTATCAATATCAGTTAATGCAGCCAATGATGAAGATGTTGTTCCAAAAACTATTTTACCTGTTGATGCTTGATACTTTAATACCTTGCCATCACCAATAGAACTTATGTCTACATCATCTAACTTTGTTAAATTAACTTCACCGCCACCACCTATTGTGGACATTTGTTTAGTTACAATATCTTTAAACTGAACAAACTCTTTTTTCATATCATCTAAAGAGGTTATATTCTCTAGACTTTTTAATTTTTCTTTTTCTAGTTCATTTGCAACTTTCATTTCAGAAAGTTTTTTAGTTGTCTGTTTAATTATATCATCTGTATTGTCATCTTCAGAAATTTCAATTTCAACAACTGGTTTTTCTTCTTTTATTTCTTTTTCAGGTTCTAGTAATAATTCTTTTTTCTTTTTTGGTTTTGTTTTCTTTTTCTCTTTCTTTAGAGAAGAAAACAATTCTTCTAAATCAGATATTTTCTTTTCTGACTTAGCAATCACTTCTTGTTTTTGTTTTTTCGCATCAGCGATTACAGAGAAAAAGTCTTCTAATTTCTCTTCTGGTTGTTCTGCGACCTTAACAACCTTCTTTATATCTTCTTTGATTTTAGAATTTAATTTTTTTTCTTGTAAGAGTGAAATTTGTTTTTCTATATCTGGATCAATATCTATCATAATTATCTACTTACGCTTGGTGTTACCGTTGCACGTCCCTCTATTCTTCGAGTGATAAGTCCTGAACTATCAGTTGTTGTCAAATCCCAAACATATCTACCTTCTGAAAGAGCACCTGTTACAGTATCAGTTAATGCAATAGAACAAGTACCGTCAGTTGCACTTACCTTTGCTGTTGTAAACGAGGTCGATGAACTAGCAAGATGTGTTTTTCTCATAGTAGCAGTTATCGTTTCGCTTGATAAATCGACTACTGTTCCTGTTGAGTCTTTTACTGTTAATGTTTCAGTATAATCGCAATCTTGGTCGATAGTAATATTCTGTATTGTTGCCATTAATCATTCCTGTTTTTCTTATAATACTATTTATAATCCAAGAAAAGAGAAAGCTAAACAAAATTAACGGGATTTGCCGTCTCATAGCCGCCCGCTAGGCGGCGTTAGAGGCTGCCTGCATATGATAGTACCCCCTAATTTTAGACATTTTTAACCTGTGCATCTGATTTTCTTCGAACTATAGTAATTGGTTGAGGTTTTAACTCACCTATTTTTCTTGCTTTTCGTGTTTTCTTAGGTTTACCATTAACTGCCCAAAATATATCTTTACGGTCTTCTCTAAAATTACCTTCAATATATATTGGAAAATAACCTGAGATACTATCTATAACATGACAAAACATAATTACGTTATCACTATATGCATTATTACAAGATGCTTCCCAAAGTTCACCTGTTAAAAATAAACAAGAACCTTTACATAGATGTATTACAGGACATTTAGGACAGTCTGGTCGGTCACTCCAATGTGTGCCTGTTTTTATTTTTACTTTCTCTAAATCATTTACATGACCAATATGATGTGAAATGCCTGCAGGATTAGTTGATACAGGACTTACATTTTGACAAGTCAAAACATTTCCATTTAAATCTACAGCCATATTTTTTCTTTCACTCATTCCGCATTTTTGAGGTAATGTTTCTACACGTCTTCCTATCTGTAGACTTTTAATAAAGTCTCTGGCTTTTTTGTCAACTAAACCAAATCTTGACGCTGTGTTTTCTCTTAATTCAGCAACCGCTTTGATTCTGTAATCAATATCTTTTTCACCATCTAGTAAAGAAGTATCAAGACCTCCGTCATCATATGCATCAATAAATCCACCTTCACCAAGTTCTAAATATTGTAAATATTCTTTACCAATTTCTTTTTCTACAAAGTTTTCAAACCATTTTTGAACAGTTGCACGACTTATATTATCGGCATGTATCATTGAATTAAAAGACATTCTACCTTTAGGTGCTAATCTTTTAAATAAATCTATAATACCTACTTTTGATTTAGGGTCACTCAAAGGGTCAGGACCACGAATATGTTGACCTACAGCATCATGTGACATTCCTATAGAAAAACCATACTCTTCTAAAAAATCATTCTTTTCTTTATCTAATAAACTACCATTAGTAACCATACTCATTGTACAATCAGGATATTTTTTCTTTAATGCAATAGCTAATGGTTTCAAAGTTTTCCAATAAACTAAAGGTTCTCCTCCCCAAAATTCAAATCTTGGTTTGCCGTCACCATGATACCAGTTGTCCATGTTACTAACAAAGTCATCTACTTGTTTGTAATTAGTTGCTTTTGCTCTAGGAACAAATCTTTGACTACAGTATGAACAAGAATAGTTACAAGATAAACCTAATTGTATTTTAATTTTTTCTAGTTCACCTTTTCCTTTTTCCATTTCTGCAACTTTAACGTTATTTGGGTCTTGTACTTCTGCACCTCTTATCACTGGCAGTCCTGTATCTTTCCAATGTAACGTACTTACATCGGTATCGTATACCATTTGTCTTTTATGTTGTGTCTCAAAGTTATGACAAGTTAATGTAAATTTAGGCATTACTTTTGTACCCTTGGTTTGTAAATATATTCCCATTTAGATGCAGGAGTTAAATGTAACCCTACACTTATTCTGAGTTTATTTTTTTCACTAGGTGTCTCAGGCATATGAAACAGATTAGAATTAAAAAGAACAGCCCTATTTGGTACATATGGCACTCTATGAATTTGGTCATCTTGATGTATTTGTAATGCACCTGCCCAATCATTTTTCCATTCTTTAGAACCAAACCAGATAAGACTAAGGTCTTTTGGTGTGCCGTCTTGATGTAAATGTGACTCGTTCAATGCAGTTGCACCATTGATGCCTACTCGTTGTACAGCATAAGGTGTTTTTATTTGTTGATGGTCTAGTGAATTACAAGTTGTAAATCTGTTATACAATTTTTCTCCTATTGCCTTTTCTACATCAGGATTAAAAATACGCCAACCTTGATTGCCTGTTATGTTACTTAAATTTGGAAACTGCCAATAACCTTTTTTAAAAAATTCGTAACAGTAATCCCAATCTTCATCTTTTAAAAAATTATCTATAATCATATTGTAATAAAAGAGTCTGCTTGTTGTCTGTCCTTAACTTTGGCGTTTATAACAATAAATATTCTATCTCTTTTTCCTTTATACATCTCAGATTCATGAAATAGATATGATGGATGTATGATTAACATTTTAGGTTTAGGTTGTAATTGAATTAACATATCATGATTTAGACCTCTTGAGCGTTGTGCTATTGGGTCAATTAATAAAAACCTACCATCATCATTATCACACGTTGGGTCATTACTTTCTACATTATCTAAATCTATATAGTAAACTCCAGTATAATCAATACCTCTATGAGTATGAGGTCGTGCCCGATTACCTTTGACAAATCTTCTAGGGAATGCAGTTACCTGTATTTCTAATTCATGTGGGTCTATAAATTTTTCTGCATATAACATCTCATACAGTTTTACTTTAATTCTTTCTTTAAACAATTTTATTATCGGTGTGTCTAAAGCAAATAGATTTGGTACTTTAATCTCTTTATTAAAAATTTCAGGAGTACCATTAAACTTATCAATCTCTGGCTCAACCGCTTTTAATAACTGAAGATTATCTTCACTGGTCAACAGGTCTTCTTCGACCATAATATTATTTACCCATGCTTGATATATCATAGTTTTTTGTAAAACGGTGCTTGTATAGGTTCTGCTACTCTGCAAACAACAGTAAAGAAAGACCTAGTTTTTTTGCCTAAATAAGGTTCACTAAAATGATACAAATATGCAGGGTGCATGACAAGCATTTTAGGATAAACTACTACGTCTACGTTTTGTGTGTGGTTCATTGCTCTTGACCTTTGTGATATAGGGTCAGTAAAAATAAATCTACCTTTAGGTTGTTTAAAATTATCACCTAGACCTTCCATAGGATCCAAATCTGCATAATATACTGCCACATAATCACAACCTCTGTGATTGTGTGTTTTACTTCTGTCACCATGTTCGTGTTCTCGATATGCGGCTACTGCTTCAATGTCATATTTTTCAGGTTCAATAAAACCATCTGCTTCCATTAATAATCTTACACGAGATTTTATAAGAGCTGCAAGTTTATCTATAGCAGGATGGTCAACATTGAATAAATTATAACCTTGACGATTAGGGTCTTGAATATCTGGAACATGTTTAAATACTTTTGAGTGTTCTTTACCAATTCTAATTAACTCTTGATTATCTTCATCAGTTATGTCAACGCCTTCCATAATAACGTTTGTTGCCCAGAAAGACTGTAGTTTTATATTTTCATTATCTAATTTCATATTCTACCTTTCCTGTAAAATGTTTAAAACCTGCTTTAACTTTGCCTCTACCTTTAAATAAAATCTTAGTACTTGCTTTACCTACATTGTTTGTATAAATTCTATTTTCACGCAACACACCTGTTGTTGTTTCTAAAAATATTTCTACATTTTCTTTAAGAGCATTTGTACCATCAGCTTCTAATAATTGTGCTGTAATATTATCTTCATTATCCATACTTAATTGAATCGTTGGCATCATAGGAATAATATCATCTAATCCGTTACCATTAATAGTTTCTATCATTCTATCACCTTGTTCAACACCATTAATTATAATTTTAGAAGCAGGTAGAAATACAATCCAATCGTCAATGGGTGAGTCTGCCCAAGGTCTAGCAAAAGAGAAACCTTGTTGTATACCTAACATTGATGCTACAACATGTCCTGTAGTTGATTTAGATTCACTAGTGTGTCTGAAGAAATCGTATACTCTAACTTTTTCATGTAATCTAAAACCTACAGCGATAATTGCGTGTGGTTGATTTATCTGTTTATTAGAAGATGTGTCTCTGTTTAAGTCAGCTCGAGACAAGTAACCTTGATAGTGGTCTCTTTGGTCCATACGCATTTCACGTCTGTATGTAACGAGGGAGTCTTTACTACCCATTAGTTGTAAGTCATATTCCAGGCCTTCTGGAGTATGATTGATTCTTAATTCATTTGGGGATTGTTGCTCATTTACATGAGGGCATTTTTTGTATCCAATCATTAAATACACTCCTTTTCATAATATTATATCATGATGATAATATAACTATTTATATGGATATTTTATATAGTTATTTCTGCTTTGCCTGAGAAATATTTGAAACCTGCTTTTACTTTACCTGCGGAAGCACCAACTACTGTAGTTGTAGCGACACCACTTGAATTTGTTTTGACTCTATTTTTATTTAGATATCCGCCTGTAGTTTCAAAGTAAATCTCTACGTCTTCTTTGACAGGGTCGATTGTAGCTGAAATATCTGTTCCGTCTTTAGACATTGAAATACTTGGTAGTAAGTCGCCGGCAGCAGCACCAATCGACCTATTATTATCTACATTAAATGTAGCAAGAGCACTACCTTCATTTGTAGCAATACTTGAGTTTACTACTAATGTCCAATCATCTGTTGAACTATCAACATAAGGTATAAACACAAACACTATAGGTTTAATGTTCATTAAATTTCTAAGTGACCCTACACTTGACTTGTTGTGTTGTGTATGTTTAAAAAAGTTTGTAGCTTTTAATGTACCAGCTGCACCATAATTGTCGTCATGAACTGACAATACAGAAATAGCATGATGTGTACTAATAGTTTCTTTTGATTTATGGTCTGCTAAAATAAGGTCTTTATCAAACTCATATGTATTTGAACCTATTGTAATTTCAAATTCGTCACTACCTTTATCTTTTAGTGTTACTGTTTGGTCTTTATATGCCGGTTCAGTTTGTGTATTTTTTCTTAAATTCATTGTTTATCCTTTTAACAGTTACAGTTACACGCACAGTCGTGGTTGTGACCAGATGAAGCAAAACCGGAAACGGCATTGAATGTTCCGTCGCCTCTTAAAAATGTAGTACTATTTCTTGTACCACTAGCAGAAATTTTAGCCAATGTAACTTGGTTGTCTCCTATGTGGGCAGTATCAATACTACCGTCTGTATAATGTTCACTATTGATTGCATCATCAGCAATTTTAGCACCTGTGATTGCGTCTGCCTGAATGTCTGCTGTTGCGACTGTATCGTTTGGTAGTAAAGGTACTTGACTAAATGTAACTACACCGTTTGAAGCAATTGTCATAGCATCTGCATCTGAAGCAACACCTATTGTACCGCCATCTTTAATTACTAAATCATCTGCAATAGTTAAAAGACCAGCAGAACTTAATGACATTTTTTCTGAAGCTGCTTCTGAAACGCCTGTTTTGAAACTTAATTTTGTTGCATTACTAGAAGAACTAAAGTCTCCTTCTGAGACAGCCTCAATACCAGCAGCAACAAGTATCGCATCTGTACCTGTTCCCTCATCTGGTGCCTGAAAATCTATTTTACCAATAACATCATTAGCAGCGATATCTGTTTCGCCGGTTTGTAAAGTAAGTGAAACTGGTTTATCATCAGCAGTCGCTGTGTGTTTTAATGTTAATCCTGTATCTGC